TTTTCTTAACTTTTTTTTATAAATTTAATATTAATAATAAAAATATATTATTAATATTATATTATGAGTCAAATATATTTAGATCTAAATAGGATAAATTCTAAAAGTAAAAATAATGATGAATCTAATACATGGGATATAGACTTAAAACAAGTTCTAGATTTACCAGCTGGGACAGAAATAGCAATACAAAATAGTTTTATTAATCAAAAAGGTATAGAAGGATCTAGTATAGAAATAGAACGAGATTATACTGAAACGATCTCGTGTAATGTTTATACAACTGAAGATTATCACATACAACCGGATCAAACGCCCTATAAGTCTAGAAATGCATCTAGTATTTATTTAGAAGCTTTTAGTATTTTTAATCCTGAAGGTTTAGTAAGTGCTGGATTTCCAGCTGCTTATACTGCTAATATAGGGATGAATGTGCATAGTTCTATGGGGGGTAGTGGCGTTCCTATGATTTTATATGATGTTGTTAATGATGGAGGCACATTTATCGGTAGTCCTGTTTTAGTTAATAAAAGTTTTACAATTAAAAAGGGTATATATGGTATTAATCAAATAGCAGAATTAATAACTAAACAAATAAACGGATTTATTAAATTAGATAGATTTAATAATTATGTTGATACTACCCCTATAAAAGAAATGTCTAAAGGTGGTTTGTTTAATGGTAATATAGTGCAAAATTCAGGATTAACTTTTTCTTTAACTAGTGAAAATGGTGGGGTTAGTGATTTTGAGAATTTCCCTGCTAATGCAGCAGGTAATTATACTAAAATATTTATTCCTTTAAAAGAACATCAAACTAGATTTTTAAATAATACTAAAATTAAAATATTAATCCCAATGCAAACTTATATAGACGCACAAAGACCTTACGGAGCTTATTTTGATAATCAACGTGCAAAAGGTGCAGAACACGATGAAGATGCTTTAAATTATAAAAATGTAACTGATTATAAATTAGGTGAGATTGGTTATACTATTGGTGCTCCAAATTTTAATATTTCTTATGATACTGATAGAAATGGTTTTACATTAAATTCATTACATCAACCTTATAGACCGCCCACCCATGATTTTCTAGCAAATCCTATTATAAATGCTGGTAGTGAATGTATCGGTATTAAAAATATAATGAGAAGTCCTGAGCAATTTTCCCCTACAGATGGAGGCGGTACAGCTTTATTAAGAACTCAAACATACTCAACTCTATTAAAACCAATAACAAGAATAGGAGGGGCATCTATTCATAATTTTAGTAGAGATACAGCTATAAGGTTAGGTGATGTTAGTGGTATAGAAGTAGAAGCTAATGCTAGATTCCATGATTATTTTAGTAGTGAAACAAAAGCTAAAGAAGCGTGGAGGAGTACATTATGGCACAAATTAGGATTTTCATACGAACAATTAAACGATGATGAGCATAAAGAATTTCATACATCCTATAATAATCCAACTTGTAATTTAACAGGTATTACTACCGATGCTAAATATGATGCTAGTTTATTAAGTAGTATATCAGGTCAAGTTAATCCAAATGTTATTATGCCTACTTATGGTTCATCAAGTGCAGAAGTAGTGAAAGGGATTCAGGTTTTTAACGAAATAGATATAGCTACACCTCAATCAGAAATGGCAGATGCATATCCTGATGCCTCTACTGATATATTGTATTTATCTAATATTACTATGTATGATGGATCTTATTTTACAGGTAAGGGTAGTTTAATTAATGTCACCACCGCATCAAGACCTATTATAGCAAGAAATTTACCAACTCTATCGATATATGGTTATTATTTAGTAACTGGTAATATAGTACCAGACCATAATGATATAGTTAAAGAAGGTGATAACCTACCTCTATTAGGTGTAGTAGCTAAATCCTCATTATCGAACCAAGATTTTTTTAGTGTTAATAATGAAATAACCCATACATTAAGTTCAGATTTAAAAATAAGTAATGTAAGAATATCTATTTTAAATCCTGATTTAACACCGCCGGATCTAGAAGATAATAGTAGTGTATTATTAAGAATAACAAAGCCCCCTCCCTTGACTAATAAATAATCATTAGTTTATAGTAATATACTAATATAAACTAATAATATACCCTATTATCACTCTTTAAATACTAATATATACTATATTTAATATATATTACTACTTAAAGAATAATATAAAAATTTTTATATTATTCTTTAAGTCTTAATATAAACAAAACATTAATAATATCACTATATTATATTAATATATACTACTTAAAGAACCCAATATAGTAATAAAATAGTATATTATTATTACTTTTTCTTTTTATTCTTTTGAAACTTATAATAATTATCATAAGTTTTAACAAAAGGTAATTTGTATCTTGTATTTTCTCCGCTTTGCTGTTTTTTATATTTGAGCTCTGTTTTTTTTAATATATTTTTTAAACCTTTTGTATCTTCTTTGATTATTTTTATTTTATTTTGAAACTCTGTTTTAGTCCCATCATATTTAATACTTTTTGTAATTAAATTATCAACATCTATTTTAAATTTATCTTTTTGATCTTTAGTTAATTCTAATCTGTAATCTGATAATTTATTATCATATAATATAAATAATTTATCTTTATTTTTAATCCATTCTTCTAAAGATAATATATTATTATCATTTTTATTTCCTTTTGGTCTAAAAATATGACTTTTAGATTCTTCTGCTTTTGTTTTTGGATTTTTTAATAAATTTGTTTTTTTTAAATATTCTTCATAAGCTTTCTTTTTTTTTCTTAATCTAATCCTTTCTGTTCTTTCATCTTTAGTTTCATCAAATTTAGATGTATCTTCATTATAATTATCTTCTAGTTTATCTGATAATTTACGATCTTCTTCTGTAAATTTAGGCGGTATATCTTCTTTTGGTTTTTCTTTTACTTGTTTTTTATTTTTTTTTATTAATTCCTTTTCTTTTTTTATTTCTTCTTTTTGTATTTTTTTTGATTTGTCATCTTTTTCTTTTTTTTCTTTTTCTCTCTCTTTAACAAATTCTTTTTTTTGTCCTGTCTTATCATTTTCTAAATCTATATAATTTAAATAATTTGTTCTAAATAATTTTATAAATACTTCTTGTTTAGGTTTATCAAATTCATTTAACTTAATTCTTGTAGGTATGCTATTAGGTAATTTACTATCAATCTTAACCATATCATCATATTCGTTTTTCTGTTGTTCTAATGTATAATCTTCTCCATATTCATCATTCATAAATGCAGTCCATGTTTTAGATATTTGTTTAGCTTGAGGTATAATTTTACCTTTATCTTTTAATACTTTTTCTCTTCCTTCTCTAATTATTCTTTTGGTTTCTGTTTCTTTTTTCTTTTTAGGTTCCTCTTTCTTTTTAGGTTTAATAACTAATTTTACCTTTTTCTTTGGTTTTGTTTTAGGTCTATCTCCTACTGATTCTTGTAAGGTTGATGGTTTTGGTTCTTCATTACTAACCTTTTCTTTACCTTTTGCTTTAGGTGGGGTGGGTGCTTTTTTAGTTGGTTTTGGTGGTAATTTAGGTGCTGGTCTTGTTGGTTTATTAATTATAAATTTTTTAGCTTGAGTACTATAAAACATACCGATAGGCATCGGTGGTTTTGGTGGTGCTATATCTTTATTTGTTTTTCTTTTTTTAATAATTTCATCTCTAATTTTTTTATCTTTTTTTCCTTCATCAACAATAACCTTAATCATTTTTTTTTTAGTAATACCATAATTAGAAGGTATATCCATCTCTTTAGCTTTTTTAAATATTTCTTCTACTTCTACTTCTACATCATCTTCATCTCCAGTACGTGCATAAACTAAATATGCTTTTTTTAACATAGGATTTAATACATTATCCATATATTTCTCTTTTTCTTCTTGAGAAATTTGTTTTCTCATTTTAATATCTTTAAAGTGTTGTTTTTGTTTTAACATTCTTGATATTATTTCATCTTTATCAGTTTTTTTTGTTAAACCTTTAATATCTATAACTGCTTTTTTATTAATGTTTTTTCTAATTTGTTTTAATTTTTCGGTTGTTTCTTTTCTTGCCTTTTTATTATGTTCGTTAATAAACACTCTTAACTCTTTAATAGAATAAGATTCTAATATAGTTTTCATATATTATTATAAAATAAAAAAATAAAAATATAATAAAATAATTACATTTGTTTAACTAGTTTCTGTGTATCTAAAACTGAAACATGAGATAAATAAGTTTGGACTAATTCGCTCTTGTTATTAGACATCGAAGGATATTTAGGTAAGCCAGTCTGTACTCCTGATTTAATTTGAGCCGCATAATCTCTATTTTGATACATCAAAGTATTATTAACACCATACGAATAATCACATCCTACCCCAACCATGAGGGGATGCATATTAGATCCTTCGGCATCTGTAGCACTACCGGTAGATTCTTTATAATCTTCTGTTAGAGAGTTATTTAGTTCTGTAATATTATTAACATTTTTAGGATTAGATCTACCAGTTACAGCTCTTTCAAAATGATGCCTCACTTCACAATCTCCTACTAAATCTGATTTTCGTTCTATACCATTAACATCAGCTAGAGATGATAATCTTAATGCCGCTCCTGAAGCTGGGGTACTATCGACATTTGGGACAACCTTAATAGGATAATCCATAGGGTACCTTAAATTATCTTTACTCTGTTCTACTTCTTTTAATCCTAAAGGCATTTTAAAATTATTCTGTTGTAATGCTCTATTGTTAGTTTGGTCGTTGTCTAAAAATAAATTAATAACTGATTTAACCATATTTAATTGAGGTGTATATTGAAACGAATTATCGTCACTATGAATATCATTTAATACATTTAATTTACCATTCATAACCTTCTGCACAGCATAATTTTTAATATCTTGTTGGTCTGGTTGGATATAACGACCTTCTAATTTAAGATTTTTTAAAACATACATAACATTATCTAATCCTGCCGTGGTTTGATTTGCTGGGATTTCTCTAAATCTTTGGTTAAAGAAAGCACTATCCGGTGCTAGGTGTAATGTAATTAAAAGACCATTTAAAAATCCTTGTCCTAAATGTAAATCAGATCCATTTAACATATCAACATCTAATTTTAATGAAAAGTGTTGTCCTAATTGTTTATTATTGACACTATTTAATCCTAGACCTCCATCTCCGTTAGCTTTTTGATTAGCAGTTAAATTATATCTTCTATTAGAATTAGTAGCATTATAACCTTGAGCTAGAGATTGATTACCTTCTCTAGAATAATCATAATCATTAGCATTATTTCTATAAGCTTCATTTAAAGATGCCATCATAGAATAATTAGGCGTATTACTTAACTCAACATTACTTTTTTTAGACTGAATAATAACTTTATCAATAACATTATGCACTCCTCCAAAATTGGGCATATTAGCACTAGTAGCTCTTGCGAGATTAGCACCATTATTATTATCTAAATTTGCTTTATCAACAAGAACAATATTATCATTACCAGTTTTTACCTGATACTGACCTATTAACCTTAATGAATTAACTTCTAAAAGGTTTTCTGATGCTGGGATACTAAATCTAATTGTTGGATTACCTTGTTTATGGGAAAAACCTTGACTTATTTTAAAAGTAGCATTATCTACAACATTAACAGGATTATCGTTTACTGGTGCGATACTGAAATATCTTTTTTGTATAGGCATTTTATACTATAATAAAATAAAAAAAATATAAATAAAATAAAATAGAAAAAAATTATTTTTATTAATATACAACACTTAAGCTATTATTATCTATCATGATGGATCTAACAGAAAAAACAAAGCTTAATAGTTTATGATTTGCGGCCCTTACTGCACTATATTCGGTTCTTAATTGGGCTTCAGCATCCTTAAGAGGATATACAAAATCTTTACCTCTTGCGAGTTCTCTAGCAGTTAAGTAGGTAAAACTATAATCTCCCATGTTTTTATGATCGCCTAATTTTTTAACATTAAGTCCTACTGCTTTCATCGCCTTAACGATTTCATTATAAGCTACAATTCTATCATTAAAGGTATTTGGATTATAAGCCTTAAGAGGATAATTTCTATTATTAATAAAATACTGAACTGAATTTAAGTTAGTTGATGTAGGTGATACTCCTCCATAGTAATTTGGACTAGAATCATTATCGGCAGTAGTATCATTAATATAATGTGTAAAAATTGCTTTGGCTTTAGTAGAAACTGAAGGGAACTCTATTTGATGTCTTAATGATGTAGTTGGTAAATTATCAGTAAATATTTCATAACTAATAAAATCGTATTGACTTTCTTTAATAGCTTGTTTCATCATATTCATAGGTGGGATTACTTCTAAAACTTTTAACTCCATGTTTTTAACAATATATTTAAGTTTGTTGCCTGCTGGGTGATGAATTTTCGCGTTGCCTCCACTAGTAAAATTACCTTGTCCGGCACAAGTAATTTTAAGTTTATTAGCGACTATAGCGACAGCTGTTATTGTTTTTGTTTCGCCTCCTGCTCCTACACTTGTATCTCCTACTAATGTTATTTGTCGTCCTACACAAAATCCTCCTTTTTGTGCGTGTTGGAAATCAGCAGTACTAATAATTTCTGTATTAACACTAGCTCCTACTGGAATACCACTAGCTCTATCAACACAAGAAAAAGCGGCTCCAGTAGAATCCTGACTATGAACTCTACTTAATACATGTTCGTTTTTTGCTAGTGTAATTTCTATTCTCATACCTCCAAATAAAAGATTTGGGGTTAATTTCTCGTCATCTGAATAATGATTAAATACTCCACTCTTAATAGGAATAATAAATTTATGTATAAAACCTTTATCAAATCCATCTGAAGAAATAGTAGATAATCGTGTTTCTCCTGCCGCTCCTGCTACAATAGTTTCAGGTGTGGTTGTTATAGCTTTTGTTTCTGCATTACATGCTATAATATGCGATCTTACTGGTTCTACTAAACCTTCTTTATAAACAAGATTATCAGTATTATCTGTAGTATATTGATTTTCTATAGCACACCATAAATTATAATTATTTAATGATTCTAAAAGTTGTCCTGATTCTAAAGAAAAAATATCCATTCTTTCGATACAACCAGCGGCTCCTGCTAGTTGTACTGGGTGAGCCATAGAAGCATTATCACTATCTCTTTCTAAATCTAAAGAGATATAACAATCTCTACCTTTAAGAAAAGATATAGATGGTTTGACTTCAAAAATTACTTTTTGACCTTCTGTAAATTGACTGCCGTTTTCAGGACTTAAAGCTATAAATCTAGAATTCTCACTAATACTCATTATATAATAATTAAATATAATTTTTTTTAAAATAAAATAAAATAAAATTAAAATAAAAAAAAAAAATAAAATATAATATAATTGTATATTATGACACATAGAACTAGAATTTTTCAGCATATTTCAAATGACCCAGTTATAGATATAGTTCAAGGAACAAGAAACGATCTAAAAAATAAAGAGGTAGAAGGTATATCAGATGATTTAAGTAGTGGTGTAGAAAAATGTTTATGGAATGAAAACGCTCCATTTTCTTATCCAGTTAATAATAATAGTATTTGTCATATAGTTTCGGATTCTGCTAATGATTCTAGTAGTGGGACTGGTGCTAGAACTATAAAAATTACTGGACTTCAGCATTCTCAACCTTCTGCAGTTCATACTTTTACAGAAGTTACTAAAACCTTAACTATGAATGGATTAACTAATGTAGCTGTTAGTACTGTTTTTTATAGAATAACTAAAATAGAAGTTTTAACAGCTGGATCTACTGGTGTAAATCAAGGTAATATAAAAATCTTTAATACTGGTTCTTCTGCTATTTTTGGATGTATGGCTGCTGGTGATAATCATAGTAATCAATTAATAGTAGCACCCCCTACTAATGAGGATATTATAGTAGAAAATCTCCATGTTTCAGCTCATTTTGAGACACCAGTAGAATTAAAAATAAATCTCTTTAGTCAAGAAACAGGATTACAAAAAGTTTTATATAAAATATTCTTAAGTTCTAATAGTAATAATATGAGTTTTAAATTAAGAAAGAAGTTAGTAGCAGGTGATACACTTTTTGCTAGTTTAAATCCTCTTGCTTCTGTAGTAGGTTCTCATCATAGAATTTCGGCATTATTAGAATGTACCCAAAAACATATTAACTCGGTTATACCTTCTTAATAATATATTATCTTAATATATGGCTGGTTTTCATACAAAAACATTTTTAAAACATGATGACTATATGTCACCTAAATCTGTTTGGGAGAATATAAAACATATTATACCTAATGATAAAGTGATATGGGAGCCTTTCTATGGAGATGGTAAATCAGGTGAATATTTAAAAGAATTAGGTTTTAATGTAATTCATGAACCTATAGATTTTTTTGAGAATAATTTAGGTGAGGTTTTAGTTTCTAATTTACCTTTTTCTATTAAAAAAGAATGTTATACAAGATTAAAACAATTAGATAAACCTTTTATAATGATTAGTCCTAGTAGTATGATAAACACACAATATATAAGAAATCTTTTTAAAGATGTAGAAAATCCATTACAGATTATTATACCAAGAAAAAGAATCCAATTTTTAAAGGATGGAGAAGAACCTAAAAATAAATGTAATTTTGATTGTTTTTATTATTGTTATAAAATGAATTTAGAAAAAGATATTATTTGGCTAGAATAAAATATTATATAATATTATATGCCGTATCATACAGATAAAAAAGAAACTAAAAAAATAGTCAAACCTCTTAATAAACCAAGAAAACAACTATCTAAATTACAAAAAGAATATATGGTAAAACATTCTAAATTACATTCTAAAGAGCATAATAAAGAGATGATTAAATTAATGAAGCTTGGTTATTGTATAGAACAATCACATAAACTCGCTATGAAAAATGTGGGTAAATAATATATGTATTGTTATAATTGTAATATTTATTCTATTATTGTTAAAAAGGGATTATGCTATTATTGTATAAACCGAAGGTAAGTTATACTAAATGTTAATTAATCCTATTACTCTTATACACTTTTTCTTTTTTTTGAGATGGTTTATTCATTACAGATTCTACTATATCTTTAGATTCTTCTTTAGGTTTATCTTCTACTGATAATTTTTTATCATATTTTTCTACCATCGAAGGCTTATAATTTTGACCTGATACTCTTAATACTTCTTGTTTTTCTTCTACACTTGGATTAGTTGATAAAAACCATGTAAAGAATATCCTTCTAAACATATTATTAGTTATATGTTTATTAAATAGTTTCTTTGTTATACTGCTTTGCCCATTAGTAAATCCTGTTTGGCTCATTTGTTTTCCACTAGCATTAATCATAAAGTATTTATTTTTAGAATTATTATTATGATCTTCTAAATATTTAGAAATTAATTTATTTAATATTTCGTTTTTTATTTCATATTTTATTTTTCCTAATATCTTACTAGTTTTATATTCATTAAATATTAATGTATAAGTATTATCAGTTTTAACTATATAATTATGATTTTTAGGTAATGAATCTATTTTTTGTTTCATATTACTACCATCTTTTTTTAACATGTTTAAATAGTTTCCTATACGTGCTGGAGGCATTAAAACATATAAAGCTAGAATTAAGAAATTTCTATATTCTGTAAAACTCTTTTTATTTTTTAAATAAATTGTATTACTTAAAAATTCTACTTGACCTTTTAATTCTTCATAATCAATCCAATTATCTTTTTCTCCTTCCTTAAATTCTTGCTTTCCTTGAGATGAATTCCTTTGTTGTATTAATTCATTAAGAATATCTCTATAGTCTTCTATTAACTTTTCTTTACCTGATTTAAATTCTATAAATTTTATAATACTTAATATAGTTGATATTGTTGTATTTAATGAATATAAATCGGTAGTTTTATTTAATATTTCTTCAGTATTACTAAAGTCTTTTAATGTCAATTCATCAAAAGGTTTCGATAAGATTTTTTCTAATCTTTTTAATCCTGTGGTTATAGTTTGTTTTGTAGCTTTGGATTTAGATCCATTACCTTCCATATAAGAATTTACTATTTCTTCCATATATTAATATAATTATATTTTATTTTTATTATTAACTTATATAAATATTAAATCTTTTTCTAAATTCATTTTATAACAATAATACTGAACCCCAAAAGGAGGGGTATATCCTTTTTTTGGATTAGTTAAATGTGTAAAGGTTGGTCTTTTGAAAGGGATTATAACTTGTAAATGATCTTTAAATAATCGTTGAAACCATTTCATTAATATTATCTTACTAAATCCTATTAAAATAAATGGTTTATCTAGTTCTTTTAATCTAATACAAATATCTTTAAATTTTGAGAATGGAGGATTATCACATAAAATATCATACTGAGGAGTATAACTAAAAAAATCTCTATCTTCATGTATTATATCAAATCCCATTTCTTTAAAATATTCTTTTTGTTTTCCATCACAATAGAACGGAGCCCATATAACTTTATCATTAGGGATATATTGTTTTATTATTTCCCAACCTAATTTATCTGTTGCATAATTATCACTATCTTTATCTTTAGTAAAACTCATATATAATTTATAATTATTATTATAATAAAATATTAACCTATTATAATGGTAAAAGTAGGTAAATATGAATATGAAAAATCAGCTAATAAAAATAAAAAATTAAAAGTTGTAGTAAATAATAAAACTATTCATTTCGGTAATATCAACTATCAACATTTTAAGGATAAAACTGGGTTATTACCAAAATCATTAAATCATGGTGATAAAAAAAGAAGAGATAATTATCTCAAAAGAAGTAAAGGGATAAAAAATAAAAAAGGTGAATTAACTTATTTGAATCCTGAAAGTCCTAATTATCATGCTGTTCGGATTCTGTGGTAATTATTTTAAAGAATTCATCTATTAAATTATAAGGGATTCTATATCTTTCTAATCTATTATTTTTATTAATTATAGTTTTAATTTTTTTATATTTTTTTCCACCTCTTAAATATTTATCCCTTAATTCTTTTGTATTACATCTAATCATTTTTCCGTTTTCGTCTTGTATTAAATTATCACAAGCCATATTAGATTTATGTCTTTGTTGTTTTGTTTCAATTTCTATAATATTTTCACAATCTTTTTTACATAGTTTAGGTTTAAAATTTTCTAATCCTCTATACCAAAATCTAGTGCGTTTTTGGTACCCAAAATTAGAATATTTACAATAATCTACATCAAAAAAAGGAGTTAAATACTTTTCATTAATGTAATGTTTCATTTTACCAGTTGAGGGGTTTTCTATCCAAAAATATTTAGGATTAAAATAATTAATTATTTCATAAACTTTATCTACCATAGGTTTACCAAACTTATTAATATCTTCTTCTAATATTTCTTTTGTTATAATTGTATCGCCATGAGCTTTTAATTTTCTACCTATCCATGTATTTCTCAAATTAGACCACCATAAACAAACCGGACTAGCTGTAATTATATCAAATTCATTAGGATTAAATTGTTTATAATCAAATGTCATTATATCCTCTTTAAAATGTTTAGGGGATTCGTAGTCAGTTCCTAATGGGCATTTACTATCTAAATCTCTATCTAATGATACTACATCAATATTATATTTTTTAGCTATTTTCCCTATACTATGAGTTCCTGAAAATAATTCTAATAATTTCATATATATAAAAATACATTTAATTTTAGTCATATATACCTATCCCATTATCTAAACTAAAAGTATTTCTATATTGTTTAACCATTTCTAAACTATAATTTTTTTTTAAAAAAGATTTATCATATATTCTATTACCATCTACATTTATTATACATCTATACCTATTACCATAATCAAAAATATTTTTTCCTATTTTGTTTTTATAGCTTTTTTCTCTATTACGTGCATTCATAGAATACGAAGCATATCTTAAATTACTTAATGAATTATTTAATTTATTTCTATCGATATGATCTACTAATGGTAAGTTATTAGGATTTGTAGAAAATGTATCTAATAGTACTCTATGTAATAATAAATTTTTCCTAATACCATTATCATTATACAACCAAACACATAAATATCCAGTATTTTTAATTATATGACTTATACATCTATTCGTTTTTTCATTAAAAATATTTCCATGTGTGTCTATAGTATATCGTGAAAAATTAGGTATTTTACGAACTATCATATATAATATCTTAATATTTTTTTTTAATTATTTTAAACGCACTTTAATTTATTCGTTTTAATAATAAATAATAAATAATGAAATATTATAAATGGATGTTAAAAAAGAAGATACTACTGAAAATGAATTATTAGAAATGTCTAATCATTTTAAAGATGTTTTAGATGAAAAAGAAAATTTAGTAAATGCTATGAAAGATAAATATATAAATACTAAAAAACAAATAGCTAGATGTTATGGTCTTATTATCGAATTACAAGAGTATTTAGATGACGTGCCGTTATTAATAAATGTTGAAGATGATATAGTTGATTTTATAACTAACGCTATAAGAACTATTTGTAGTAATGTTTTATTTAAGACTGAAATAATAGAATTATCTTTAGAAGAATAAAATATATGTAAAATATAAATGATGAAATTTTTAAAAAAAGTAAAATGTAAGGTATTCGTTTGTTGTAAATCAAAATGTACTATTAACGATACTAATAATAATGGTATTCCTGATGAATTAACAATAGAAAATTTAGAAGAACATGATAAATCAGAGATGAGCTATGCTAAAAAATATAAGGTTGTTGTTAATGTTTAAACTAATAATCTTCCTCCTGAACCTTGTAAATATAATTTTGTAAATACATAGTTATTTGATGCACTTTTGTTTAATAATTTAATATAACGAGGGAGATTTTCAGTCCCAGCACCATAAACATAATGAACTCCTCCTATAGTATCCGACCTAAGATTTTCACCTAAAACATAAAAAACGCCCCCAGAAACATTTGACCCCATCAAAATTATATCCGTTCCTGTGCTGGCTGTTGTGATTCCAAAAAATCTAACTCTTTCATAATTTTCAGTATCTAATTCACTTGATAATGCTCCAGCGTTAATAGTATCACCTGATAATAATTCTTTCACTTCTGCACTTGTTGCTAAAGTTGCTTTTGTCGCTATTGCCGTATTAGATATTTCACCTGCCGCACCAGAAGGCAGCGCACTTGATAAAATATCGACACTTAAATGCCCATCCCCATCGACCGCTATCTCTTGTATAGCTCCCCCTAAGGGGTTCGTTCCACCTATAGAAATACATTTAGAAGGGCCAGCACTACCATCTGTTCCTACTACATCATCTATTAATTGTACTGATGTTTGTATATTTCCTAAATGAACTTCGGCATCATTTAAAGTTGATTGAGTTGCGAAACCACTTATAGCTCCTGACGAAATATTTACATTAACTTTATTAGAAGATACACAATTTTCTAATGATTGTGTATTAGTTTTTATTGCATTTGATGATGTTAAAATATCATCTTGTCTAGTATAAATATTATTTAAATCTGTATGATTAGCAGTTAATAAAGCACTTGTTTTTGTAGCTATAGTATCATTTGTTAATTTTGTAGCATTACAACTCGTTAATATATCATCTTGTCTTGAGTGGATATTATCTAGATCTGTATGATTCGTGCTTTGTAATGATGAAACCTTAGTAGCTATAGTATCATTAGTAAGTTTCGTAGCATTACAACTTGTTAAAATATCATCTTGTCTTGAGTAAATATTCCCTAAGGTAGAATTTGCAGTAGTTTGTAGTCCTTCTAATCCATCCACAGCTACACTAATATCTCCGGCTGTGATTTCTATTTCATTTACACTACATTCTAATCTACCTGAGGCATCTAAATTAAGAGGTTGATAAACATTAGAAGGGTTTTTAGCATTAATTATAGTTCCTGACATTTTATATATAATATGATTATATTTTATTTTTCTTAATTATTCTTATTTTTTCTTGATTTAGAAAAAGTCCCCAGTCCCCTTTTTGGGTGATTTTTCAAGAGTTCTCAATATCTTACTCCCCTAAGACTACTCTTTGATTTTTGGGTAAAAAGGGGACTGGGGGACTTTTTTAATTAGTTTAATTAACTCTAAAAAATTTATTCGTTTAAAAATACTTAAAAAAATAAATATATAAGAATATATAAAAATGATAAAAACTAAAGAATTCTGTGATATTCATAAAATACCATATATAACAATAGGACTAAAGATTAAAAAGGTAAAAAGAAAAGGTAATGAATGGATTAATGAAAAAGTTATTAATGGTAATCCAAGTAAATATATTAATAAGAATATTATGAATCAAAGATATAAATATTATTTCCATGATTGTGAAAAATGGACTGAATGGGATTATAATAGATGTATGAAGTTTAATAATGAATTTTATGATAAAAAAACTTGTAATGCACTAAATATTAATTTAACAAATACTAAATTTATGATAGTTGATATTGATGCTTGGGATGAAGAAAAAGATATAGCTAATGAAATATTAGTAAAACAATATTTAGAAGATTATGGGCATTCTAATCAATCTACATCGACAAGAAAAAAATTACCTCATCTATGGCGATTAAAACACGAAGAAGATAAAAACACAACTAAAACAGGATTTAAAAAGGGATTAGATTTAATCTATACTAATGTATTTGAGTGGATAGATTCTACAATAGAAAACTATACTGAAGAACTACCTATATTTAATGATTATCCAGCTATAATAGAAAAGAAGAAAAAGACTTTTAAAATAAAGAAAAAGAAAACAGAAAGTATAGAAACTATTGATAGTGGTATAGAAATAGATAATAAACTATCTTGTTATTTAGATTTAATACCTAATGATATAGATTATGATACTTGGTTTAAAATTGTATGTTCTTTAAAAAATGAAAATATTAATAACTATGATATGTGTTTAGAATGGTGTAAAAAATCAGATAGACATACAGACAAACATTTTAATCATGTATGGGATTATGCAGAAGATAGAAACACAATAGGGACACTTTATTTTTATGCTAATCAATATAATCCATATAAATATAGATTATTACAATTAAATAAGAGCTTAAGTGATAGTGATGATAATCTTTCTTCTATTTTTATAAATTTACAAAATGAGAATTTAATTTATACTAATGAAGAATTATTCATTTATAAAAAGAATTGGATAAAAGATGACAAGAAAAATCAACATTTAAAAAAACTAATTAGAATGAGTTTAAGAAATTTTAGTATTCATTTAGATACTGAAAATAATAAAGAGATGCTTTCTTGTTTGGATGAAGATAGATTGTCTCTATTACAATCTAAAAAGAAATCAATTAATAATATTCTTGATAGTGCTTCATCAAATAATAAATTAAATAATATTTGTTCTTTAGTATTACAAGATCTAGCTTATTTAGATAAAAATGTCAAATTTGATTTATGTGAAAAACAACTATACAATTTACATTTTAGAAATGGTGTTTATGAATTAGATAATAAAACATTTAGAAAAAGAAATCAATCTGATTATATAACTAAATATTTAGATTGGGATTATAATGATAAAGTTTCTAAAGATATTATTAATGAAATAGATAATTTTTATTCTAAATTACAACCTGATTTAGAACAAAAACAATTTAGTTTAGAATGGATGGCTTATTGTTTGAGTGGTTCTACTGGTAATCAAAAATTTAAAATGAATATTGGATATAGTGCTTCTAATGGTAAAAGTACAGAGTTTAAAATACATGATAAGGTTTTTGATATTTATAGTTTTAAATTAGATAATAAAACATTTAACGAGAAAAATGATAAGAAACATAAACAACTAATACATTTAATTAAAAATCCTATTAGATTTTCTTATTGTGAAGAATTAAAACAAGATAAATTAGATATAGATTTTATTAAAGATTTTGTTGATGGATCTAAAATTAATTGTGAAATTATGTATGGGACTAGTGAAAGTCATAGCATACAAGCTAAATTAAATACTTGTAGTAATAAGGATTTTAACGCTGATATAGATGGTGGTATTTTGAGAAGAGGATTAGTGCAGTTTTATGATAGTAGATTTTTAGAAGATGTAGAGGATAATTATGAAACTAATATTTATACAAAAATAAAAGATTATGAAAAAAGGTTTAATAATGATGATTATAAAAACGCATATTTACAACTTTTATTATCTTATTATAATAAAGATTTTAAAGTACCTAAATCTAATGAAAACGCCTTTAAAGATATAGGTAATGAATACGATGATATGCAAAACATATTAGATACTTATTTTATTATTACTAATGATGATAAAGATATGGTTACTAAAACAGATATGGAAACTATTTTTAAATCTAGTTTAAAATTATCATGGAGAGAATTATTAAGTAAATTAAAAAGTAAAGGTTTAAAATATAACAAAGAAAAGAAATATAAAAAATGTAAAGGTGTATTTATAGGGATCAAATCAATAGAACAGAATAATTTTATAGATGACGAATAAGCAAAGCATATCTACGATTAAACAAATATTAGTTTAAAATACTTAAAAAATAGTATAGTATTATTATATATAATGCCCAAAGGTCATAATGAAAGATTTTATAAATTTCTTATTCAGGATATTTTAACAGATAAAAAATATTATTTTAGAGAATCATCTGAAATAAAAGATCAATTAGGTATAAAAAAAGGTACTCTATATAATATGTTAAATAGTGAAGATAATTCATGTTTTAAATATAAACATTTATATAAAGCTTATAAGATAAGAAAACCAGTTTATACAGAAATAACTATAGACTATAATGAAGAGTTCTATAACGATGAGGAAGATTTTTAATTTTAATTTATTTTCTTATATTAAATGCACGAGAGATTTAATTGTATCTGTGGAGCTGATATACAATTAAGAAATATTAATAACCATTTTACTACTAAAAAACATATTAGTTTTTTATTAAATTATGGAAAGTTAATTAATGATTATAAACATTTATCTAAAAAAGAAGCAAAAAACACAATACTAAAAAAAGATATTAGTTACAGAGAACCAACATCAAAAGATCCGTTTACTATTACATGGGATTAATAAACTTTTAGAAAAAGTTTTAACAAAATTATTTTTATATTTTTTTTATATGTTCTTTTAATTCATATATTTTTTTTTTTAATTCTTTATTTTCTGTTTTTAAAAACATTAACTTTAATTTTAATTTATCTACTACTTCTTCTAGTTCTTTTAATATACTTTCTATATTCATTTATATTAGTTTATATTATTATTATTTTATATATAATAATTATATAATGAGTGATACAGAATTATTTGATAATATAGAAATTAAACCAGTTGTTAAAAAGAAACGAGTATTAACACAAAAACAATTAGACAATCTAGCTAAAGGACGAGAAAAAATGAAAGCTAAGAGAGAAGCATTAAAAAAAGAACAAGAACAAAAAGGATTATTAAAAAAAGAAAAAAAAGCAGTAAAAGAAAATAAAGAAATAAAAAAACAAAATAAAGTTAATAAAAAACAAAATAAAAAATTAAATGAAGAGGCATTAACTCATAGAGAAAAATTAATATTAAATAAACAAAAGAAACAACAAGCAGAAAAATTAAGTAAATTTGATGATTTAAAATCTAAATGGTTATGTAAAACTGAAACAATAGAAGATTATGATCTAGTTAAAGAAGAATTAGAATCTATATCTGAAGAAGATATTTTAGATGATGATAAATTAGAAACATCTTTATTATCAATAATGAAAAAATATAAAGGTGAAGATATAGAAGAAGAATAAATTTTAATAATAAAATATAATATAATAATAATATGAATAAAGAATTAAAAGTATTACCTTTAAAAAATTTTAGTAAAGAAACAGCCGGAGAAGTTGATGTATATCCATTACCTCAATTACCTTTTTTTATTACCATAATAGGATCTGTTAGAGCTGGTAAGTCTTTATTATGGATGAATTTATGTTTAAATAAGAAGTTTAAGTATAGAGATTTATTTGATGTAAAAATATTAATCTCTTCTACGGCGTATAATGATAAGATGACGAAACCAGCTTTAACTGAATTTGATTTCGTATTTAGTGATTATAGTGAGGATTTATTAGATGAGATAATAGACATGATAGAAAATGATGAAACAGATAATAAATATTTAGTTGTTTTTGAGGATATTATTGGGTCAGTCCAATTTAAAAGAAGTGGCAAAGTTGATAAAATAACTAGTCTAATAACAAAATATAGACATATAGGCAATGGAGAACAAGAAGGTAAATTATCTATTATAGTAGTAACGCAATATTTTAAACACCTAAACGCTATAGCTAGATTAAATGCTAGTGCATATTTCTTAATGGGCAATAGTCCTAATAGTGAATTAAAAAAAATGAGTGAATCTCTTTCGGTTTTTGGTGGTAGTGAAAAAGAATTTATTAAATATTATAATGAAAGTAAAAAGGTTAAATTTGATTTCATGTATCTTAACGTGCCGAATTTAGAAATATGGAGAAATTTTGATAAGCTATTATGGTCGCAAGACGAACAATATAAAGATAAAGAAGATTTAAATTAATTTTGATTTAAACTTTTTTAAAAGTTTTTATTTATTTTTATTATATGTTATTATTATATAATGAGTTATTTTAATACATTAAACGATTTTGTTGAAAATGCTAAAGAAGCAAACGACCATTTAGACGCGATTAAAGATGATTTAGTAGCAAGTAAAGTTTCAGATATAAGAGATAGATTTAACCAACATATTAGTAATATAGAAAATTTTGGGCAAGCAACACTAGGAGCCTCAGGAGGATTTCATTTAGGTAGAAAAATATATAAAAAAATTAAAAGTAAATATGGTACAGACCCAGCTAAAGATAAAGATAAAAAAGATAAAGAAGGAGAAACTGATGACGAGGACGATGAACCAAAAACAGATGAACCAAGTACCACCCCTGAGGATGAAGGATTAACTAGTATGACTGAAGAAAATTCAACTGAATTTCAAAATCCATTATTTAACAAATCAGAATTAGATTCTAGTGAAAATGCTACCGGAGCCCCTAGTCAAAGTGAAACAAGTTCAGGACAAAATAGCAAACCAACAGAAGGCGAAGAGACAGATTTACCTGAAGAAACTGAAGGCGGATTTAAATCAAATGCCGCAGTAGAAAGTAATGAAACAGCTGAACGTGCACAACAAGTATCAGACCAAGCTGATGAATTAGGGGGCAGAGCTCAAAGTCTATTAGAAAGATTACAAAGTGCTACTGGTACAGAAGGAGGAGGGGCCGCAGCCGACCCTATTAAAAAATCAGTAGATCCTGAAGTTAGTTCTGATCCTAGTGATGTTGGTGTAGATGTTACTAAAAACACAGCTACAGAAAGTGCAGAAGTGGGAGGAGATGCTCTTGATGGATTTGAGGCTGCTAGTGAAGCATCTAGAATAGCAATGAAAGAAGCAGGGGGCAGTATAGCAAAAAATATAGCTGAAAAAGTTGGTATTAATGTAGCTGAAGATATAGGGGGAGCTGCACTAGATGCTATTCCAGTAATAGGAGAGATCGCTGGAGTGGCTCAAATATTTCATGGATTATTCCACGAACACAAAGAAAGATTAAAAGAAAGAGGTAAAGAAGCTCAAGCAGGTATTAAAATAAAGGCAGGGGGGAGTGTAGCAGGAGGAGGTTTAGATTTAGGTTCAGTATTACCACAAGGAGCCGCAGTAGCAGGATTAGTCTAAAGATTTTTAAACTTCGGTATTTTACCATATTTATTAAGAATAGCTTTATCTAATTTTTGAGCTTTACCACCTAATAACGAACTTCCTAAACGAGCTAATGCCCATGATTCCGGTGTTTGGTTTGGACGAGAACCTGAACTAAAATATGCCCCCATCGCTTTATCTTTTATAAGGGTTTGTCCTTTATAACTTAATAGATTATCATTAATAAATTTTTTATTACTTATTTTAGTTTTATATTTATCTTCAAATTTTTTAACCCATGAACTTCGTTGAGATTTAAATGAATCTAATTTAGGTCTAATTGTTTTATCTTGAATACTTTTTATTTGTTTTTTTTTATCTTTTTCAGATAAAGTTTTAGGTACATATTTTTTAGCATAGCTTACCTTTGGTTTATTTACCTTTTTCATTTTTTATTATAGAATAATTAAACATTTTTATTTAATAAAAAAAATATATTCATTAATTATATAATGACAAGTATTAATTTAATATCACCCATAGATAAAGCTGATGATTTTTCAGTAAGATTTAGAGATCCAATAACAATAGGCAAGAATAGTAAAATCTATTTAAATTACGCTCACTTATCTAGATTGAATGAAGTGAGATTTAAAACAGACCAAACAATAACATTATCAGATTTAAATTTTATCCCAAGGGTACAGCCCCACGATGGATTAACACCTATAGCATTAACTAGTAATACTATAACTATTCCAGCTATAAATCCATTATCCGGACGAAATGGATATAAAATTAAAGAATTAGAAAAACAAATATTTAATGGTTTAACTACATTAATAGCAGCCAATCCTGAATTAAATATTTATAGTGCCGTATTCGATGAAAATACTGGTATGAATAAAGATAATAGTCAGTTTCAAAGTGGATTATTTCTAGGTGGTAATAGTGCTAAAGTACCTAATGTAGATTTTGTTATAGATACTGATAATTCTAGAGATGCTGGTATTATTACAGATGACGCAGATGCTCAAGATGTAGCTTATTGTAAAACTAGTGCGACCGCCGCTGAGCCTTTATATGATAGTTATGCTTTGGGTGAAACTCATTTTATGCATTTCTCTATTCCATGTGAAGAGGATAATTTAAGTTCATCTTATATTAAAATAGAAACAAATGTAAATATGTCAGCTCAACAAGGCAATATATCTTTCGGTTTATATTCAAAAGAATTTGGAGACCAACCAACCGCTTTTGATGGATGGACTGAAAAAACAAGAGGTAATGCCGCAACAACAACCGGAGGAGCTTTAAACAATCCAGCTATATTTAGTGGTTCTACACAATTACAAGTAGCATCAACAGCAGCAAATAAAAAAAAAGGACAATTAGGAGCATTTTTATCAATAGAAATAACTGGTATTATTAACGCAAATAGAAATATATCACAATTAAAAATAGCTGTTCCTAATTTCAATACAACCATGAATCCACCTAATACACCTAAATTATGGACGAATATAAACCAAAATTTTAGAAGAATGGTTAATTTAAAAACAATATCATTAAGAAAAATATACGGACATCAAGCCGCATCATTAGATAGACCTTTTGAATGCTTTGTATTATTTTATCAACCTACAGATAATAACGATTTTTTAAGTGAAACAGATAGAAAAGTATATTTTAAAATTTATCAAGAAGCACATCAATTTACAGATTTATCTAAAGTAAGTCCTATTTTCGATAGTAGAGAAATGGATTTTTATTACCCTCAATCTTTTTTTACAGGATTAGGTAATTTAAATACTGGTACCGCAGATCAGATAAAAGCAAAAGTAGAGAGTCAAATTCCATTTACACCAATAACGGCTGCTCAAGTTAAAAACGAAGGGTTTAAATCATTAAGTTATAGTGGATTTTTAAAAAATGCTGGAGGAGCTACGAATCAAAAACCTAATAGTATATTGACAACTTATAAAATGAATTTTTCAGATCATTTAGGAGAGGTTGTAGGTGGTTTAACAAGTGATATTTTATATCCTAATGTATGTGAAATGAACCCAAGATTTCATTATTTTGAAGATGTAATTTCTAAATGGAGATCTGATAGTTTTGATATTTATTTAAATGGATTACCTATTAAAAATTTTAAAAATACTGAAGAATCTTCTGATGGCGGTTTTTCTAAACCTCTTCTATGTTCTATACCAGTCCCCTTTTTATTTGGTAATAGTAGTGAAGGCATGGGAGCTAGTCATAGTGTATTAACTGGATTATATCAACCTTCTATTAAGAATGTATTAAAATTAAAAAATCAAGAAAAAATAATTAATAGTTTATCAGTACAGATAAAAGATACAAATACAGAAGAACCAGCATCAGAGTTAAGACAAGCTCATATTAGTTTCACAATAACAGATGAAGATATAACTGAAATAGAATAAGTATAATTCTATTTATTTTTTTAAAAAGATTATATAATGAGCATATCTAGTATATCCCATAAAATTAAAAATAGAGAAATAGCGAAAGATATTTTTATAACACCATTAGAATTAAGTAAATTACATATAGATTTTATTGATAGTAATGAAAATGATATATGGTTAGACCCATGTAAAAATAGTGGTTCTTATTATAATCAAATACCTACTGATAAAAAAGAATGGTGCGAAATATTAGAAGATAAAGATTTTTTTAAATATAAAGGTAATCCTGATATAATAATCCAAAATCCACCTTATAGCTTATTAAATGATTGGATTAAAAAAAATATAGAATTAAATCCGAGAGTTATATCTCTTTTAATAGGGATAGGTAATTTGACAACAAGACGAATAGAATGGTTAGAAAATGCTGGTTATGGATTAACTAAAATGAGAATGTTAAAAGTTTATAAATGGTATGGTATGAGTATGTTAGTTAATTTTGAGAAAGATAAAAAAAGTATAATAGAATATGATAGAAAAATTTATAAAGAAGATAAATAATTTTTTATTTTTATTATAAAAGTTAATAGTATATGAGTTGTTATTTATGCAGAACTGAGCCTAGAATGTTTTGGAGTGGTTATTATTGTAAGAAATGTAAAGGATTACAAGATGCTATAGCTTGTTTTGGTGATAGAGTTTATGAGGTAGTTGATTCTGTTTTAATGAGAAAAAATAAAGAAAAACAACAAATTAAAATAGCTGATGAAATAAAAAAAGAAATACAAGTAAAAGAATATAATTTAAGATGTAAAAGAAACAAAAACAAAGATGTAGAAGAAAAAACTAAAATGTAATTTTATACTATGGGTAATTTTTTATATGTTATTAAAGATGATAAGAAACCATTATATAAAAAAGGTTCTATAATACCAGTTGTTAAAAAGAAAAAAGATTATGGATATAATTATTATAGTAAAAAAAAAATATATAATAATTTTAATGATAAAACAAAAAATTAAAGATAATAATTTAGATGACAAAATTAAGAAATGTTATAATAATATGTATCCAGAATTTTATTTAAAAGAAAAGAAAAAAGCTAAAGATGACATTTTTATTATTGATAAAAAAATAGTTAAAAAAAAAAAAAGATTATTAAAAAAAAAAATATAATATAAATATATAAAATGAATCCTGATTTAATTAATTATGAAATTAAAGACATCCCGCAACAATCAGAAATTAGAACTGAAGAGATAGAACCTATGAATCCTCAAACTGGTAATACAAGAAATTTTAAATTTAAAGTTTCTAATACTGGATTCTTAGATGGAACTTCTATGATTACCTTTAAATTACAAAAAACATCTACAGCTACCGCAGGTCATCGTCTTCGTGTAAATTGTTGGAACGGAGCCTTAGGAGCTATTAAATCTGCAGTTATGAAAGTTGGAGATTTTGAGATTTGTAATACACAAGGTTTAGATAGAATATCAACATTAAGACATCTTAACAAACCACAATCTACTAGAAATGATTTAATGGGATTTTATTTAGGTAATAATTTAAAAGTCCATGTAGATCCAGCAGCTTCTACGGCTGCATTACAGGGAGGCGATAGAGGGGTGGGTCAGATAAGACCGAATGATAGTGATAGTGGTATAAATTTCGGTCAGCAAGACGATGGGACTAACGCATTAGTTCATAATTTATCTATTGTTACTGATACTATTTCTC